AACGAGCGTAACGACTTCCGCGAACTGGCGATCTTCAAAAGCGGCGTAACGCTATAAAGTCGAAATGAGTTGTTAATAAAAAACGGCGTTTCATAATGTGAAGCGCCGTTTGCTTTTCCATACCTGATAAGGATTTATCATGACCGCGTATTGGCTGGCCCAGGGCGTGGGTGTCATCGCCTTTCTGATTGGCCATCAGACGGCCCCGATGGAGTGTCGCCGCCGGGCGAGGGTTTGATTTCCGGTGCCTTACCACTAATGAAGGCTAAGGTGCGACCGGCTACGTTCAGAATAGCAGTTGCCATACGATCGGGAATAATGCCACGACGCGCCCATGAGCTGAAATGCGTCGGGCGATTTGATGATACCCAGTTTTTGTTCGTTCGGGATGCCGAACCGTAATAACCAGACCCGGCAATATCAGGATCTTCTGACGGGTTGTTTGTCGGTGTATTAACTCCGCTACCATCGGTCATAAAGGGAACAAAATAAATCTGCTGGGATTCTTTACCTTTATATGCACCATATACCACTTCATATTGCGTACCGTGTTCTTGTTTCCACGCGTATGTCGTGTCGCCACAAATCCAGGGGACTGATGCCGGACTTCCACCGTGACACTGCGCCGCCAGCCCGGCAAGGTCAGCACGGAACTGCTGTACCATTGCAAGAAATGCTGCTGGCTGCTGGGCGTAACTGGCATTCGTCATATCGAATTCCCCCTGCATCCAGCATATCGCCAGCAAAACGTTTTTCGGGTTTTTCTGCAATGCTGCCTTCGTGCGGAAAAGCAGATCCTGATATAACGGCTTACCCACTCCCCAGCGAGCCGAATCCTGACTGGCCCCCGTGGACTCGCTGAATGTCCCCTCCGTGCCCTGGGTGAATGCCGAACCACCACGACAGCATGGTACCAGCAGGATCCCCGCGTTATTAGGGATATACGGAAGCAGTTTTTTGGCAATATGTAAGCCCTGTCCGACACAGCCGTACTGCCCTTTGCTCAGGTCAGCCCGGGGATGGTTAATCGTACTCATATCCTGAACATCATGCAGACAATGGTCAGCAGGAATGATGTCGTTAAATACGCATACTTCACCACCGGGAGTCACTGTGTTACGACGGGCCAGTTGCTTAATGCGCGGATGGGGCGCATCGTATGAATCCGGCAGCGGAAGCCCTTCACCGTAAGCCATGGCATTGGACTGCCCGGCCAGTACGATGACGTAGTACCAATCCGGCTCAGTTGCACCACTGACCACCACATCACCTTCTGCTGCAATCGCCTGCATCAGGGTATAAGGGGTTATGGCCACCGGACTACCAAACGGCTGCCAGCCCTCCTTCAGTTTTTGTGTCAGTCGTTTCGCAAGGTCTGACGGCGATACCGCCCTGACCACGTCATAGTGTTTAAATGCCATGAATCCTCCCGGCCGGGATAATATTGTGAGTAAAATAAGGAGCGGGCTGAAGTCCGGAAGTTACAGGACAATGGCAGAAGAGAGACGACAGCCCGCAATTCGAAAAAGACCGCGCAGTTGCGCAGAGTGATTACTATGGGGTATTATTCGCCAGCTGAAATATTACTTCACGTTTTATTGTTTATTCCTTGCCGCCCGCGTCTCCCAGCGCGGGCTTTTTTTGCCCACAAGAAAACCCCTCCGGAGAGGGGCTAAAGCCGCGTATCTGTATCATCATGCACATGGTGCCGGGTGCCTCCCGGTGAGTTCAGCCCGGTGCCACTAAACCCGCGTCATTCTCGTTTTGATAATCAGAGATTATACCGTCACCAGTCGCCCCTCCGCTCAGGGGGATTCACCATGCGAAATTTTTTTAACAAATGCCCAGTCTGACAGGCAACTGTCAACTTACTGAATTGTGAGCAACATAGCATTTAACGGGGAACCTGTTTTCTGCAGTAAAAAGGCCCACCGGAGCGGATGGGCCTGGAAGGATAGCGGTCATGTGATGCCGGTTTCCCGGTAACTCAGCACCGGTATCTGAGTCAACGTTTTCTCTACTGGGTCATTTCCGATACGCCCTGCCTGCTGACAGGCTTTCATCACATCTGAAAATATAGCACCCTGACTGATACTGTAGTACCTAAGGTTCCAGAAACTGTGATGTATCCGGCACAGAAAAGCCCCTCCGGAGAGGGGCTGGAGAGTGGCGCTATGTGCCATTGCATGGTGCCGGGTGCCTCCCGGTGAATTCAGTACCAGCACCTGAATCCGCGATTATCCCATATACCTACTCGCTGATTGCCCCTCCGCACAGGGGGATTCACCATGCCAGTTTCTTTTAACAAACTCCCCGCAAACCAGACAACAGTCAACCGTCTGAATTGTGAGACATTTAAAAAAAAAGGCCCGCAAAAGCGAGCCAGGGAAAATAAGTGTGGCGCGTTGTACTGGATTCGAACCAGTGACCGATTGCTTAGAAGGCAATTGCTCTGTCCGGCTGAGCTAACAACGCATGATGCAGATAATGGACCGCCATCGGGGACTTGAACCCCGCGCAGCCAGCTTCGAAGGCTGGCGCTCTATCCCGATGAGCTAATGGCGGTATGTGATGGTGGCCCTTGCTGGATTTGAACCAGCGACCTGGCGATTATGAGTCGCTCGCTCTCACCACTGAGCTAAAGGGCCGGGAGCCGCATAATAACGACGCGTAATTAATTCTTCAATATCATCCGTTTCAAACGATTAAATCCTGAACTTCCCTGACTGTCTGCTCAAAACGTCCGGTCTCCAGCTCAACACCAATCGCACGACGACCCAGTGCCATCGCCGCTTTTACCGTTGAACCCGACCCCATGAAAAAATCCGCAACCAGCTCACCAGGACGACTACTTGCGCTGATTATCTGCTGCAACATTTCTGCCGGTTTTTCGCACGGATGTTTCCCTGGATAGTACTGCACCGGTTTATACGTCCACACATCGGTGTACGGCACCTGCACCGTCACACCGAAATACCTCCGCAAATTTTTATATTCACTCAGCAGTTCCATATACTGCCGGTTCAGCTCACTGTATGTGCTGACCAGCTGGTGGTGTGGCTTTTCCAGTTCCCCGCGCTGATGTTTTTCTGCCGCAACACGCGCAAACAACGCCTGCAATTTGTTGTAATCACCCTCGTTCGGTAACTGCCACTGACTGGTACCAAACCAGTGCGACACCATGTTTTTCTTTCCTGTGGCATCTGCAATCTGTTTTGCCGTTATCCCCAGGGCCGCGCGCGCATCACGAAAGTAAGAAATCAGCGGGGCCATCACATGCTGTTTCAGTGCACTGCCCTTCGCCGCATACCCGGCATCTTTCGGACGATACGGCCCCTGATAATGTTCCGCGAACAGAATGCGCTCTGTGGCGGGGAAATACGCCCGCAGGCTTTCCTTGTTGCATCCGTTCCAGCGTCCGGACGGCTTCGCCCAGATAATATGGTTCAGCACACTGAAGCGTTCACGCATCATGATTTCGATATCAGATGCCAGGCGATGACCACAGAACAGGTAAAGACTTCCGGCAGGTTTCAGCACCCGCCAGAACTGCGCCAGACACTGGTCCAGCCACTTCAGGTAATCATCGTCGCCCTTCCACTGGTTATCCCAGCCCTCAGGCTTCACTTTAAAGTACGGCGGGTCCGTGACTATCAGGTCAACAGAATTTTCGGGTAACGACCGGATAAATTCCAGGCAGTCGGCGTTGATTAACTCACAACTGGATATTTTTACAGTATTAAGCATGGATCATTAAGCCTGTCTCTGATAGGCTCATTCTGCTTTTGCGCAAAGCAGTGGGCCTGAGGTTTGCTTGTGAACCCAACGCATGAGCAGATGGCTGGTGGGTGCCCCTAACACCCACCAGCCGCCCATTTACCACAAATAAAAAAGCCTTCACTGCGGAAGGCGTCTGTAACAACCGAACTGATAGTCTGCCAGACCCGCCATAACCAGCTGGGTCAGTATTAACTGGCAGCGTTCGCGTGAAAGGTAAGTATTCTGTGCAATCTCCCCGACTGTCGCCGGTTCGGTAACGCTTAATTCATTAAACACTACTCTGGCGGTTTCTGTCATATCCTGCTGTTTTAGCATGTCTTTTTCCCTTTTCCGGTTAACGTGACACACCAATAACTCTTGTCGAAAAAGCCAGCAAGCTGAAAGACAGGTATTCACCGCCACCAGCGCGTTTACTGTACTGACGCGATTTCAGTCATAAAAAAACCCGCCAGGCGGCGGGGTGTAAAAAATCTTCTAACGTCAGGCATAAAACGCCCATCGTTAGAGCAAATTTACCACAGATTCGGGAAAAATCAACAACACTATCGCGTTACCCTCTTTAACTGCCGCTCCGCCCATGCCTCTTCAATGTCAAACCGAACCACCAACGTATCGTAAAAGCGTTTCACTGATTTTTTCCACGTATCAAGCGTGATAGCACTCGTCACTTTGCATATGGCATTAAATGCCTCCGTTGATGGTAGTCTTTCACAGCCACGACCACCACAACGCTGGCAGTCTCTGATAACAGGCATACCACGTTTTACCGACTCTTCACGATGAATGGCGACACCACGCCCACGGCAATCCTTACAGGCGGTGGAAACCTCACCCTTTCCGCCACANNNGCCGAGGGTGTCGGCTTCGCAGGTCAGCCCTTTTGCATACAGCGTGACGGTATGCTGATATCGGGGATTCAGTTCACCGCTGGTGAGCATGAGTTCCAGTTGTTTCATCAGCAGCGGAAAGGCCTGGTCCAGATGGTATGCATCTGCGTCGCTGAAGCGGCCTCTGATACCGGCGCGGTCGGCAAGGTAATGCAGGCGGTTACCCTCTTGCACCAGACGAGCGCCAAAACAGGGCCTCACTGTGCAGGGAAGCCCCCACCAGGGGCGGTCGTGATTGTCATCGGGATGAGTTATCCCGGAGAGTTTGTCTGACACGATAAAATCCTCTCTGAAAAGTGGTTAAGAATGGTTTAACGATGACAGGTCAGCCGGCGCGCTGACCGGTTTCGGTGAAGATGTATGCATTGATGAGAATGGCCTCATCCACAGCGGCGTCTGAGGTCATCTGGTCGTACTCGTTTCCCGGGTGACGGAACATCAGTTCAGGGTGACACTCATCAGCCGGACATACGGGCCAAAACTGTCCTTACGGCGTTCTGCAAACACGGCAAGAACGCCGGGAATATCCTGCACTTCACGACCAGTATACGCTTCAGCACTGCCGTGCCAGCGATACTTACCGGTACAGAACGGAAAAAGACGGGATGCAGGATGCTGTTGGTGAATACGCATGGCTTCACCACGGGTGATGATTCTCATGATGTGATACCTCTGAAGACAGAAGATAAAAGTGAAAACAGGTGTGATGTGGTTGTGACGGGTTAAAGCAGACCATGTTCGGCAAAGGAGAAAACCTGGTTGCCACCGACTATCAGATGGTCCGGCACCCGGATATCCACCAGGCCCAGTGCCTGTACCAGACGTTCG